AGCGAATTGAGACAACTATTCTGCGAAACCTTGTTTTCAACGAAGAGTACTCTCGCAAAGTAATTCCGTTTATTCAACCTGATTATTTTGAACAGAGAACCGAGAAGATTATCTTTGAGGAGATTACTCAGTTTATTGTGAAATATGGCAATGCTATCACTACAGAAGCACTTGCCATTGAATTGGAAAATCGCACCGACCTCTCTGAGATGGAGGTCAAGGAAACTCGTGAGATTACTTCATCTCTGACGGATGCTCCTGCAGATAGTAAATGGTTGGAAGATACTACTGAAAAGTGGTGTCGTGACCGTGCAATTTATCTTGCTCTGATGGAATCCATTGGCATTGCTGATGGTGGAGATAAAGAAAAGAACCGTGATGCTATTCCTTCAATCTTGTCGGATGCACTCGCGGTTTCTTTTGATAATCATATTGGACACAATTACTTAGAGGACTATAAAGAACGATATGAGTCGTATCATAAGAAAGAAGACCGTATCCCGTTTGACCTTGAGTATTTCAACAAGATTACGAAAGGTGGTCTTCCTAACAAGACTCTTAATGTCGCTCTTGCTGGGACAGGTGTTGGTAAGTCTCTTTTCATGTGTCATATGGCTAGCTCCGTTTTGCTTAACGGACGTAACGTGCTTTACATTACAATGGAGATGGCAGAGGAGAAAATTGCTGAACGTATTGATGCAAACCTTCTGAATGTGCCGATTCAAGATCTGGTAGATCTTCCTAGAACTTCATTTGAAAACAAAGTAACCAATATCGGTAAGAAAACTCAGGGTCAACTTATAATTAAAGAGTATCCTACTGCCAGCGCACACAGTGGACACTTTAAGGCACTTCTTAATGAACTTGCACTTAAGAAGTCTTTTAAACCTGATATCATATTTGTGGATTATCTCAATATTTGCGCCTCGTCGCGTTACAAGGGATCTGCCAATATTAATTCCTATACTCTTGTTAAGTCGATTGCAGAGGAACTTAGAGGATTGGCTGTCGAAGCCGAGGTCCCTATCGTATCTGCCACCCAGACCACTCGTTCTGGTTATGGTAGCTCTGATGTTGACCTTACTGATACTAGTGAATCCTTTGGTCTCCCTGCTACTGCTGATCTTATGTTTGCCCTTATTAGCACGGAAGAACTGGAACAGTTGGGACAGATTATGGTGAAGCAGTTGAAGAACCGCTACAATGATCTCTCAGTCTTCAAGAGATTCATTGTTGGTATTGATCGTGCCAAGATGCGTTTGTATGATTGTGAACAGTCTGCACAAGATGACATACTTGACTCTGGACGAGAAGAGGAGTATAATTACGAGGAACAGAAACCTAAAAAGTCATTCGACGGATTTAAATTCTAATGAGTAAGCAAGTTGATTTTGAACGCTACGAAAAGTTTGTTGATGCTGTCACCTCTGATGCATCTACTGATTTCGTTGCTCTTTCCGACCGTTTGGTTGAACTGGATGAGAAAGGTGCAAACATTGAACGTCTTCTGACTGCTGGTGTTGGTATCAATGCAGAAGGTGGCGAGTTTCTTGAAATTATCAAGAAGATGATTTTCCAAGGCAAACCTTGGGATGCTCACAACAAAGAACACCTTATTATTGAACTTGGTGATTTGATGTGGTATGTTGCCCAAGCGTGTATGGCACTTGGAGTTCCTTTTGATGAGGTCGTTGCCCGTAATGTAAAGAAACTAGAAGCACGTTATCCTGGTGGTTCTTTTGATGTATATTACTCTGAGAATCGTGCGGAGGGAGACCTGTGATTAATATAGAACTAGAGTTGAGACAAGCAGCAGCAGTGCGCGAAGCACTGTTCCGCTCTACCTCTCAAGATAGTTATGAGTTTCCTTCTCAAAGAACTATCGAAATTAGAAAAGCAATTATTATTCTAGATGAAGAAATTAGTAAGAAAGTATCTGAAACTAGTAGCGAAGATTCCTGAACGCCACTATTGGCCACTCTTTATCTTCCTCTCACTATACTTTGTTGTTCCGTATAGTGAGTTTGTAGTTACACTGCTAGCACTTGGATACTTTAAGTTTGAACAACCATACCGTAAAGCATTCGGTAAAATCATTGCACCATTACCTGATGTAATTAAGTATGGTGCTTCTGTTATCTTCTTCCTAGTGATGCTAGATGACACTCTTTTCTACGCTGCTATTATTCTCGCTGCACTGTGGACTAATAAAGGTGTTAAAAAACTAAAAAACGATGCTAACAATCTTTAATTACTTGACAGCATTCTGGTCTGTGGTTATAATGAATTGTGTTCAACCTGCTAACTGGAAATACTGTTATCGGGTTGACCAGTGGTTGGTTCCAGAAGTTGTCCAAGGATGGAAGCATTACACTGGCGAAATAGTTCCTTATCAAAATGAGAAGGACTATCTTGAGGGGTTATAACTCAATTGGTAGAGTGCCACCTTTGCACGGTGGAAGTTTGGGGTTCGAGTCCCCATAACTCCATAAATATTCAAAAAGATGAATCCCTACATCAAAGAACTCATAGAAGACTTCAATGGGACGAACTATGAACAGTTTGTGAAGTACATTTATATGTCTCTTCAAAGGGAAATCGATTCCTGTAAGGGCAAAGAAAAGAATAAATATATAAAGATAAGAAACGATATGCTCAGATACGTTACTTCAAATCGAAGTAGTGTTTCTCTTGCTCTTAGTAGAAACAAATATCAATGAAATCCTTTTTTCAATTTTTAACCGAATCTGCAACCCAGCAGGCACAGCGTCTTGGTCTTGAGGGAGACGGGCACGGTGGTTGGTATGATCGTGCGACTGGAGAGTTTGTAGCAAAGACTGAAAAGGGTAGATTAAAGTTTTATAATAAGCGTCAGAGAGTTGGCGCAGATGATCCTAATCAAACTGAATTGGAAAAGAATATATCTGATCCAAACTTTAATGATCCTGCTTTACAGCAACAGGAAGTTCCTCCTGAACAACAAGCAGCACCTGTACCAGAAGAGCAACCACAAGTTGAAATTAGTCCTGAACTAGAAGCAGGTCCCCCACCAGTTCCCAAAACCAAAGGAACTTTGACAGTTGCATTTGGTAGATTCAATCCACCACACGCAGGACATTTACAGTTGATGGATACTGCTGCTGCCGCAGCTGCCGAAGAAGAGAGTGATTATATAATTGTTCCTTCACGTTCAAATGATCCTAAAAAGAATCCTTTGAATGCTGATGAGAAAGTTGAGTTCATGAGACACATGTTCCCAGAACATAGTCCAAGAATTCAAAATGACTCAAATACAAGAACTATCTTTGATGTTCTGAAAAAAGCACATAATGATGGATACACTAACGTAAGAATTGTTGGTGGTGCAGATAGAGTAAAGGAGTTTGACAAACTTGCTAACAATTATAATGGCACTCTTTATCAGTTTGACAATGTTGAGGTGTTATCTGCTGGTGATAGGGATCCTGATGCTGATGGTGTTGAGGGGATGTCAGCATCTAGATTAAGACTTGCTGCATCTGAAAATGATTTCAGAACTTTTAAGGCAGCAATGCCTGAAACTATGAGACCTAGAGATGCAAGAGAACTGTTTAATACAGTCCGTATGTCAATGGGTATTAATGAAGAGTGGGGTATCTGGGAAATGGCACCCAAGTTTGATCAACAAACTCTTCGTGAAAATTATGTCTCTAAGACCATCTTTAAAATTGGCCAGTTGGTTGAAAATATGAATACTGGACTTATTGGTCGTATTATCCGTAGAGGTGCTAATCATCTTATCTGTGTAACCGAAGATAAGATTATGTTTAAGGCATGGATTAAAGATGTTAATGAAGCAATTGTCAACGGAACTGAGAAAGGTGGTGTTCCTGCAGATCAACGTTTAGTAGGCACTGATTCGCACTTTAGATATGTTCAGTCTATGGTTCCAGGATGCACTATGTCTAGCGGAAGGGACTTTATAAATAAATATAAGATAAGGAAATCGTAATCGTAAAATCTTCCGATGACTAAAAAGATATTTGAGGAACTTCCAGCACGTAAGCACGCTCCTGCTGCAGCACCAGCTGCTGCTAAAAAAGGTGATGATAAAAGAGAAAGTGGTGATGGAGGTTCTGAGAAAAGAATCCGTCAAGCAGTATATGATATCCGATATCGTGCTAGAAGAGAAGGTGTTGACCTGAGAGCAGCATATGCTCAGTATATGCAGAATAGTAATTTAAGTGCTCCTGAACAAGCAGCAGTTAGAGCAAAACTTTTTGGTAAAGATGGTGGTGGTGATAAGAAAGAATCTTACACTCCATTAATGACTGATGGTGCAACTACCACAGTTGCCAATGCAATGTTTAAGGTTTTCGTTGAAGATCAACAAAAACAAGAGTTTGTTTATGAAGATGAGGGTGGAGATAGAAAGTATAAAGTTAGAGTTACTGACGAAAAAACTGGTCGTGCATATGTAAGATATGCTGACCGTGCAAAGATCACTGCTTTAAGAGCAAGAGGTCTTAAAGTTGAAATGACTGAGCATGGCGAACCTTATGAAGGTGAGAGAAAGAAAAAAGAAGGTAAGATGGATCCTGTTGCTAAGAATCCAGCAGCAAGAGATGGTGATGTGAATAATGACGGCAAGAAAGATAAGACTGATAAGTATATCTACAATCGTCGTGATGCAATCAACGCAGCGATTGCTAAGAAAAAAGCAATGCAAGAAGAATTGCTTCTTGATGGAACCACTTCAACTGAAGGTCAAAACAAAGGTAAGATTACTGGCACTAATACAGATAATTATTCTACTGGTGTTGTTAAGGTAATGCCTGAGAATGGTGCTGACATCAGTAAGATGAATAATGTACGTAAAGGAATTTACGCACATACCGAAGTTGAAATGTCTGCTTCTCAGCGTCGTTTGATGGAGATGATTGCTAAGAAGAATCAAACTCCAGTTGTTGAAGAACCTGTTGCTGAAGGTGCTTGCGAATCTGGTGAGAAGTGTGAGAAGTGTGGCAAAGATCCTTGTGGGTGTGATAATAGAGCAGATAAAACTTATCGTGAAGTTCTCAAGAACAAGTTGAGATCAATGGGTAAGAAAGTTATTGCTGCTACTGGTGACGACGCAGAAGATTCATACGAAAAGATGGCAACTGCTTCTTTCATTAAGATGGATAAAATGACTGGTAAGATGGAACCAGTAAGTCTTTATAAAGAAGGGACTGCTAAACCAGGAACCCCCGAGTATACTAAGTATCTCCAAGATCTCTATCGCAAGGAACAGAAAGATTTACCAAGAACTATTCCTCCCCAAA